TGGTCTCGCTGAAGTTTTCGCATTGCCGGATCCGTTCGTCCTCGGCTTTTGCCTGGCCGCCGGCCGGCGTATCGGCAAGTGTCGCGCTGGTCCCGGTCACGGATTCCGCGGAGGTGGCCAGCTCGACTGAGCCGTCAGTGCCGGAGGACCCAGAGGAACCACTAGACCCACTAGAGCCAGAGGTACCGGAAGAGCCAGCTGAGCCAGAGGTACCGGAAGAGCCACTTGAGCCAGAGGTACCGGCGGCACCGGTGGCTCCACTAGAGCCAGAGGTACCGGATGAGCCACTTGAGCCATCTGTGCCGGATGAGCCGTCAGTGCCGGAGGAACCGCTGCTACCGCTGGAGCCGGACGATCCACTAGACCCGCTAGACCCACTACTGCCGGACGAGGAGGCACTATAATTAACCACCACATTCCAGGTACCAACTATAGTACCAAATGTGCTCAGGTCTATTGTTACCACTGTACTACTTGTTGCTGTAATATTATCTGGTACAATTTCCAGGTTATTGTTGTCATACACACTAACCACATTATATTGGTTGTTCAGGTTATGTGTTACCGTTAGCACACCGGCACTCAGGTTAGCATTGGTAAAGGCCAATGTATATGCGGCACCTGGTAAACCGGATGAACCTGAGGATCCACTAGATCCACTAGAGCCAGATGAGCCATCTGTCCCACTGGAACCCGCACTACCGGATGACCCGGCGCTACCAGAGGATCCTGAACTACCGCTTGATCCGGATGAGCCCGTTTCACCTGAGGAGCCTGTGCCCCCGCTTGATCCACTACTACCAGCCGAGCCGGAACTACCGGCGGACCCACTGGAACCATCTGTACCGGATGATCCAGCCGACCCGCTGGACCCTGCACTACCTGAAGATCCAGAGGAGCCAGAGTAACCACTGGAACCCGCACTACCGGAGGACCCTGAGCTACCGGAGGAACCACTTGAGCCATCCGTACCACTGGAGCCAGCACTACCCGAGGAGCCTGCCGACCCGCTGGAACCGTCTGTACCGGATGATCCGGCCGGACCCGAGGATCCTGATGATCCAGCACTACCGGAGGAGCCTGCCGACCCGCTGGAACCGTCTGTACCGGATGATCCGGCCGGACCCGAGGATCCTGATGATCCAGCACTACCGGAGGAGCCTGCTGAACCACTGCTGCCGGCTGACCCACTGGAACCATCTGTGCCGGATGACCCACTGGAACCCGCACTACCGGAGGACCCTGCCGACCCACTGGACCCAGAAGATCCAGCTGAGCCTGATGTGCCAGAAGAACCATCGATACCACTCGAGCCGGTTGAACCGGATGACCCACTGGAGCCTGCTGACCCGGACGAGCCGGAGCCGCCGGATGACCCACTGGAACCCGCACTGCCGGAGGATCCAGCCTGCCCGCTGGAGCCCGCACTACCGGAAGACCCACTGGAACCAGCACTACCGCTTGAACCAGCACTACCGGAGCTGCCGGACGAGCCAACTGAACCACTCGACCCACTGGAACCAGCACTACCTGCCGAACCAGAGCTGCCGCTACTGCCGGATGAACCGGCAGCTGCTAACCACTCACTACCTGTATACCTGTATATGTTATTATCATCACTGTCAAGATATATTTGACCACGTGTTGCACCAGATTCACCGGCCGATAGAACCGGCACCACCATAACACTTGATGCAGAGATACTACCAGTGGAAATGGTTGAGGTGGTTAGGCCAACAAACGATGGTGAGCTACTTGTGGATATATCCTGGTTGGTGATTTTTTGCCAAGAGGTGATATACCAGTAAAGAGTGTCCTCATCTATGACCTCGACCACTATACCCTCTGAGGCCACGGTCTCTACCCATACAGCTCCATTGAACTCAACTATGGATTCCTTGGAAGCACCGTCCCAGTTAGCATGAACCGTGCCTGCCGTAGTGTCAAGGATGTACCTGTCACCCATAACCTCGGTAGGAGGAGGATTGGTACAATTGGTTATAGACAGTACGGTGGATTGGGATATCAGGTTGATAGACGAACCAATGTATTGAGACCATGTGGCAACATCGCCAACCTTACCTACCATGATGTATGCACGGTTACTCGTTTTATTCCACCAGAGCATAGGTGGAGTATAGGCTGAGTCGGTTGGGCCTGGATTACGGTCCTTGACTACATAATATATAGGTTGCCTATTGACATAGCCGAGATCGTTCATTCGCTAAACCGCCATATTATAGGTATTTGTCATCTGGAACACAGTAAATATCAAGGTCTCCTGATGCTGAACCCGGAGAGGTGAATGTAGCACCAATTCTAGCCTTATTGGTACACTGGGGTACTGTAGCCAAAAACACACCATTCATACTAGCCGAATATGTCCAGGTCTGTTTGGCCGGGGTGGCTGAACTGGTCTGTGTGTTAAAATATGAGCCGGTGACTGGGTGATTAGACTCTAGGACCAGACACTCAAACACAACATTGGTTTCTGTCCCCTTTGTGTAATTGAAGAAAACCTGGATACCCGGGTACATTTGGACATCATATTCCACTATGGCCGCAGATGATGCCGATGTTACTACACTACCGTTATGTAAGGTGATCATTTTGAATCCTCCTGTAGATCGATATCCGTATTTATAAGATGTGTACAAGTCAGACCAACTGTGCTACATATGAGTGTAAGAAAGGAGGCGCACATGAAGAAACTCAAAAATCTGGAATATCTGAGCGGGGTGCCAGTATCCGGAAGTGTCCTATTGGACAAAGACATCAAGGAATCAGTGAAAAAAGACTATGCCACAAAGAATTTGAATGAGATGCTAGTCTCATATAAATAGGAATGAGAGTAATCCGGGTGATTGGGTCACACCGGAAACAGCTGAGGCAATGCTGCTGTCCTCTCCAACCTATTTATGGAGGCAAAGTCACATGGAATCAACCAAACCGTATGGAATTATTTACCTCATCACATGCCTGGTCAATTTGAAAAAGTATGTGGGACAAACAACCAACAAAATGAAGTATCGATGGACGGATCATAAAAAGTGTGCAAGGCGCGGTAAGCCCTATCCATTATACAAATCAATCAGAAAATACGGTATTGAAAATTTCATCATTGAGCAAATTCATATATGTAACTCAAGAGATGAACTGAATGAAATGGAAAAACACTATATACTTGTATATGACACCATTATAGATCATGGTAAAGGCTATAATATGAATTATGGTGGACATGAAAGGGTGTATTCCGAAGAACTGAAAAAACGTCTAAGTGAACAAAGAATGGGAGCTAACAACCCATTTTATGGTCATCACCATACCGAACAATTCAAGAAGGATAGAGCCGATACGGCCAGGAACCGTGTTAGGTCTGAAGAAGAACGTCAAAAACTTAGCCTAGCGAAACGCGGCGAGAAACATCCTATGTATGGGTTGAGAGGTGAGCTTTCACCAAATTATGGCTCAAAACGCTCAATGGAGACAAGACAGAAAATGAGGAAACCCAAAAGTGATGAGACACGTAGAAAAATGAGTATATCCGCTAAAAGGCGCGCCAATACACCAGAGGGTAAGAAACATATGCGAAAGGCCGTAGAACTCAGTCATGAAAGTAGACGGAGTAACATAAAATCAAAACAACGTTTACAACCAAACGGTAACATGGTATGATATAACAAAAAAGACAAAGGAGAATGGAATGTCAAGTCGATGGATCACGAAGGAAATGTTTGCAAAACATTTGGAAAACAGGGAAAAAGAGAAGGTACAGCAGACGCCAAGAATGAATCGGTCAGATAAGGTTTGGACAGCACTTCAAGCCGGCACGCAGGATGAACCAATCGTATATGAGGGCCGGTTCTTGCCGGACAAGAACGGGACCCTATCCAAGAAGTTCTTTTACCACATGTGGAGATCGGGCGACAAATGGTACAATATGCTGTGCCCCAAGACGCATGAGTTCGGCAACTGGTGTCCAGTCTGCAATACCGTGAGTATGCTTTATAACGGCACGCCTGAGGATAAGAAAACGGCGCGGGAGCTACGACGCAAGGAACGCTTCGCAGCCAATTTCTACATCACCGAGGACCCACGGGACAAAAACGCCAATGATGATAATTCCAAGTCTGCCGGCAAGGTTAAAATCTATGAGCTGCCTGGTAAGATCAATGAAAAGCTGGTGGCTGAGGAAGATGAGAAGGAAGGCTTGAGGGAGGCTGCATGGGATCCGACAGAAAATGGCCATAATTTCATCATCAAGGTCAAAACCACCAAACCCGACGCAGACAAGAGAACCTTTCCAGACTATGCATCTTCAGCGTTTAGCCGTAAGGCAACCGCCTTGGGGTCTGACAAGGAAATCAAGGCCATCATGGATAGCACCCATTCCATCGATGACCACATCAATTCCATGAAAAAAGATGATAAGTGGATCAAGGATACCTTGGTATCCGAAGGGCTTTTCCAGTTGATCCAGCGAGAGTGGGAGAAGCATCATGGTGTTCAGGAGGAGCCATCAACCAAGTCTACCACGGCAACCAAGCCGAAGGAAGAAGATGTTCCAGACTTCACTCCAAGTGAATCAGGTGAGTCAGAAACGGACTTACTGAAGGAACTGGACAGCTTGAAATACTAAGCCTACGTAGGGGTCTATGTCCTTACGGATATAGACCCCTTAAAGTAGGATCAATGCTTTTATCAAAATACCCAGTATCACACCACCAATACCAGACTGTATACCAACCCAAAGCTTACCCCACCAGGCTTTATCACGTTCATCCTCTATAAGCCGATGCACATCTTCCAAGGTGCTCTGTTGTTTTTTGATGATGGCTTCCAACTCATCATTGGAAGACTCACACTTATTGAGCTGTTCGGTGTTTAGCCGAGCTTCCTCCCGGCACAATCCTTCCATGTCAATACACTGGACCAGGCTAGCCTGAATACTTTTACATCGCTCTGCCTCAACAATAATCTTATCAACCACAGGTGCATCGAAGGTATAGGTTTCTTGGGCGCTCCAACCATTACTGGTTAAGAGGAGGATAGCCAAGAGCCCGTAGACGCCGAACGCGTTCTTCACTGGTCTTAGGTTTTTGAACATTCTCACTCTCCTTGGTCAGCCTGGCCAGTTCGGCCTTGGCTGCATTATATCTCTTTTGGATTGAAGCCAGGCTTGACCTATATCGCTTTTTTGACAATTCATAATCAGTCACCACCTGCTCATAGGCCTCTTTCCATTCCTTAGCCTCTTTGAGTACCTTATTAACATCTGGTTTGAGGTACCAATGTAATGCCAGGCCGCCGGTACTCAAGGCCAAGATGCCTATAACTACCCACAACATAACGGTACCCTTCCATACGGTTTTTAGCCACTCCATGACCTCACCTCTTGAGTAGTTTTTTTATCATCTCAACCACTAATTTGGCCTGATCGGGTAATAGGCCACCGAACAGAAAGCCAATTCCCACGCCAATCAAAAATGCAATAAATGACATTTGACACCTCCAATTCTATATTACTTATATTTATGACTCTAAATAGAGATATGTCAACTAATGTAATTAAATTGACCGACGTGTATGTTACCACACTTAAAATGGACGGTACCTGGCAACCAACACCTCTAAAAGAATGCCTAGTCTATAAAACACTGGATAATATGGATTGGAGCTTACATGAGGACTATGTTGGCTGGTTAAAAAGGTATAATAATCATCCTGGTATTACGACCACAGAGCAATATAAACATTTATATAAAAATATAAGAACCAATGGATTCAAATTTGATGCAAGGGTACCTATATCCTTCAAAGATGTTATTGAGTATCTATGTATGTATGACATATGTGGAGTACCAAGACAGATGAATTGGCTCTGGGTAGTAAAAGATGGTCAACATAGACTGTCATGCCTTCTGTACTTATACAGGGAGGCTGCGCTGACAATTGATAAAAACCATATACTAAAGGAAATTGTTTATGGGTAACACAATAGCCAAGGTACAGGCCATCATTGATACACCGAGGCTTATGGGTACCAGGTTAGCGGTGGACTTGTGTGAAAACATTCACCTACACTACAGGGACCTAAGGTTGGAATTTAGCATCACTGAATGGAAAGCTTTTGTGGACTTCATTACATACGCCAATAAATACATCCAGGAGAATCATGCTGACTATGATATGAAGGACCCAAACTATTTCGGCCAGGTGGGTATTGTTATTCCGGCACAGTCGGAGAGCTGGCCGGGACGAGTAAATGTGGAAATCCAGGGTGAACCTTTTGGTGGCATTATGCATATTCACTACAATGACCTCCGGATAGAGCTACCTGTTGACGTTTACAAGCAGTTAGCCCATCTAATAAATAGACTTGAGGTGCGTCTATGAACACTGTTGAAAAGATCAGACGGATGATCAATGAGGAAGAGACGGAACGCATGATTCGGTGGGTTAAGACCTGGGGTAAAAACCATGGAATCATGCCAGATGAAAAGGGCTTCTTTGACAAATGTGTGGCCTCTATGGATGATGAGCTGGGTGATGATGGTGCCAAGAGATATTGCGCCAGGGCCATAGATACCTGGAAATCGAGTACATACTGGCGGGGCAAGGGTAAAACTGAGAAGGAAGCCGAACAGGACGTAGAGGCCAATCAGAACTACCCAAGATCCAAAGCCAAGCGCCGAAAAGCCCAGAAGGCTAAGGAAGAATAACAGGAACGTAGTATGGAGATCAAACTATGAAATTTTATGGCGTAAGGATGTTCGGTAAGCTCCAGGTACAGTCATATGCAAATATAGCTGCTGCCGGTGCTGCAACCGATGAGGGCCGTGTTGTATATATTGAAGCCGATGAATCGCTGTATGTAGCCACTGGTGCTGCCTGGCGTAAGTCTGGTATAGCACCTGAGCTGTATGATGCCAATACCATACTCAAGGCAGACACAGACAATGCGCCATCAGCCATGGCAATCACCGAACAAACAGTTGTTGGAAGGCTTACAGGTGGTGTGATCAAGGCGTTATCTACCACCGAACTGACAACCTTGGTCAATGTGGCCACCTCCGCCGCGAAGGGTGCGTCAACCCTGGCTACATCGGCTGAGGTTATTGCTGGTGTGGAAACACTGAAAACCATTACACCGGCCACACTAACCTCCAAGCTTGATACAGATGGCACGTTGGCCGGTAACCTTGACACCAGGATAGCAACCCAGAAGGCAACCAAGACCTATGTTGATTCTGTTCATACAACCATCACCAACAACTACTTTGCACCTGGTACCAAGCTATGGTTTTACCAAAACGCAGCACCAACTGGCTGGACCATAGATGCGTCCGCCGCCGATAGTCTCATCGGTGTGAAAGGTGGAACACAGGCCTATAATACCACAGGTGGTCAGGTAGTAGGTACCTGGACACAGCCTGGTCACACCCATACTGGTCCAAGCCACACTCATACTGGCCCAAGCCATACACATACCGGACCAAGCCATGTTCACTCTGGCCCAAGTCATACCCATATTATGACAGCGCATGAGCATGGTATTCTGAGCCACACGCATACCGGACCAAGCCATAGTCATACTGGTGCCGCCCATACACATACCACCTCAGCACATACACTAACCACGGCTGAGATGCCGGCTCACGCGCATATGCGTATTTATGCTGGAAGGCAGGCCGACCATGTAGGATCGGGCGCTGTTATATTCGAGGGTGATGGTGCCGCCTATACCCCAGGTAGTCCATGGGTACCACCGGCCGGTAACGATCCTTATTATGATAACCCTCTCACAGGAGGTGGTGGTTCCCATACTCATGGAGACACAGGAGCCGCTTCATATACCACCGAATCCGGCCTTGCTGGTACGGGTGTAACAGGTGCCGGTGGTAACGGTTCTACAAGTACCGCGGCCATCACCTTCTATACCTCCGCCGATGGTACACAGGACACCGGAGCCGCTGGTACAGGAGAAACTGGAGCAGCAGGTACCGGCGCAACCGGAGCTGACGGTACAGGAGCGACAAGTGCTTCCAACACGGCGGCCACATATAGACCATACACATCACTTGGCATCATAGCCACAAAGAACTAAGGAGAGAAATATGAAAATTACAATAGTTGTGCCTGATAACACAATCGGTATCGATGGAACATTTAGGAGCTATGATCTATCAGACATAGATGCCAGAGTGGTTCAGTTTGACACGGCCGCCGGTACAGGCCATGTTGAATATGTAAACAGTAACAACAGAACAATCGACACTACCTACTACAATGACCACTTCAAGTCCTACTCAGACTTATACCTAGCCGATGCGGCAGCTGAGGAGGCCGACAGAGTTGCCAAGGAAGGTATCCCCTTCCCTGTCTGGTCCAGTGAGTTGGGTAGATATGTGTCAGACCTGGCGGAGTATAAAGAGGACCTTGCTAAGCGAGTCAAATTGAAGCGTGATGAAATCATTGCTCTCGGTGTTCCTTTCCTCTTTCCAGATGGCTTAGCCGGCACAATCCAAACCCGTGATGCCACCGATTTCAGGAACATATCAGCCATTGCCACTGCCGGCCTGGCCCTTATGGTATCTCAGTCCCAGACTGGATTGGTGTTTCGGGACACGGAAAACGTGGTACATAACCTAACTGGTGCTGAGGCAATCAATATGGGTCTATATGTAACGAGTTACATCCAGGGAATATACAATAAATGCTGGGCCAAGGAGAATGAAATCATCAACCTGGCCAACTCGGCCGCGTGTGATGCTTATGACGTGAACGCAGGCTGGCAATAAGCCAGACCATAACTTGTGAGGTGACGTGTGATTCAGAATACTTGTAAAAAGGGTGAATGTTATTGGTGGGGACTCACGGATGGCAAATGTCCCAACTTCATTGAATCTTGGTGGAAGCCATCTGAGTTGAATACGGGCCAGCCGGTACTCGTGGCCGATTGTGCTCCAATAAGAACCTTTCTCATGGTCCAGGAGCTGTATAACCGGCTTGTTGGTGTCCAAGCAGTCCAGGAAGAAATGCGGAATGAAAATGTGTGGGTTCAAGCGGTAGCTGAAATACTTGGTCGCGCTGCCAACATAGACATTGAATCTTTTGTGAGGAAGCGGGAGCAGATCATCCACAGACGCAAGATAACCGGTGAGTCTGAGGAAGTTAAAAAACTGGAAGGATAAGAATATGGCATGGTATGATTTCTTGGTAGGAACCAATAGGATAGATGAGTCCACTAAGGCGTTCCAAAAAAGGGGTGACGATGCTCTAACCGATAAAGAATGGCTGCTTCAGTCCGGTGAAGGTGTGGAGGATGTTGCTTTACTCCAGATGACCGGACATCAGGGTCTCATGGGCTATAACTCCTTCTTCAACACCTTCATCAATAGAGCATATGAAACCGAGTTGGCCAGGATCAATAATTACAGGGTCATGGCTGAATATCCAGAAATTGGTGATGTTATAGAAGATGCCACCAATGAGTCCTGTAAGGTGGATGAGAACCTCAACATTATCAGCCTGAACATTATAGATGAAAAACTCAAGTCCAATGAGAATATCCGCAAGGTTCTCCTGAGAGAGTTTGAAACCTTATTCTTTGAGCGCATTGATATAAATGATAACCTATGGGACATGGTCCGGACATATTTTATTGATGGCCGGTTATACTATGAACGCATTATCAACCCCAATAAGCTATCCAGTGGCATCATCAACATAAAGCGCCTGCCATCGGAAACCATGGACTATGAGTTGAATCCTATCAACGGCCGTATAACTACCTTCTATCAATACCTGGCACCTAGCATCCGACGTCCTCTGAATAGAATGGAGGCAGAAAAATTTATCCAGGCAAATAAAAATGCACTGGTTATATTCAATCCAGAACAGGTCGGCTTCATCAACTATGGTATATATGGTAAGACAAGGTATGAGATACTGGGTTACCTGGAAAAGGCCAAGGTACCATATAACCAGCTAAAGCTCCTGGAAACCTCCGTGGTCATATACAGGCTGGTTAGGTCCCCTGAAAGATTTGTGTTCAAGATTGATACTGGTAATATGCCCCGTGATAAGTCTATCAAGTACGTGGAGAAGATCAAGCAGAAGTTTGTCAAGAAGCAAACCTTCAACCCCCTTACAGGCGCCTTGAGCCAAGAGCCGGAAATCATGAACCTCCAAGAAAATTTTTATGTCCCCGTTGGGTGTTTTCAACTTAGCACTGGAGTCACACTGGTAGACGGCCGGAAGCTATTACTGTCGGAGATCATCTCCGAATATGAGTCCGGTAAGACCAACTATGTTTACACCGTGGACCAAAAAACTGGTAAAATTGGTCATGGTGAGATAGAGTGGGCAGGTATTACCAGGAAAGACTCCCCGATGGTCCGTGTAACACTGGATAATGGCGAGTCCGTAGATTGTACCCCAGATCATAAATTTGTTATGAGAGATGGCTCAGAGGTCCAGGCACAAAACCTCAAAACCGGCGACAGTGTAATGCCCCTCTACCTGGACAAGAGGAAAATGAATAAAAACTCCAATGATTACACTGTGCTCTTTGATTTGGAAGACGAAAGTTGGAAGTATGCACATAGAGTTTTTGGACCTAAAGCAAAACATGGGAACGTTATACACCATAAAGACTTCAACAGGCACAATAACAATCCTGATAACCTGGTTTCCATGCCTATACATGAGCATATACAGTACCATGTTAGCACCAATAAGGAACGCCAGTCCCATTTAGCTCCTCTGAAAGCGTTGAATGTTCCTGAGGTAAGACAGCGCCAGAGAGAAGCGGTCTCTAAGTCCAAAAAGGAATATTTTGCCAATCCGGAAAATAGGAAGAAGCAAGGTGACCTAATGAGGCAAAGATGGATAGATCAATATGATCACTTTCACATGCTTGTGTCCAGGCCAAAAAACCAAAAACATAAACAAGCCACCAGCGCAACAATGTTGAAAAAACATCAGGATCCTGAGTACCAGAAAGTGTTCCAAGAGGCTATGTTAAAAAGAGACGGTAGACCTCCTATAAAAATTGATGAAAAGTGTTGTCATTACTTCGTCTTGGAATATATAAGGGGTAACTCTCCTAACTTGTCAAGTCTGGGTGTCGCTTTAAACAAAAATCCTGGTTTTGTAAAACATTGGAAACTACTAAACGGCGCAAGAGGAAATGATAAATATGTGTTAGGAAACAAGTACCTTTTGAAGATCATCAAATTAGGCTTCGGCTTCAACACCTACACCGAGTTCAAGCATAATGTGACAATAAACCACAAGGTCGCTTCTGTTGAGTTCCTAGCCGAAAAGGCAGATGTTGGCTGTCTCACCATCAAAGATCCTGGTGAGAACCATAATTTCGCCTTGGCCTGTGGTGTGTTTGTAAAAAATAGCGATGGTCGTGGATCCACAATAGAGACCATCGGGGGTAACGCGAAGGGCTTCACTGAGCTGGATGATGTATACTATTTTGCCAGGAAGCTGTTTCGGGCCCTCAAGTACCCCATTTCCCGTGTAACACAGGGCGCCGAGAAGGGTGAAGAGGTTATGTTCGGTGGCCAAGCCAACCAAATCTCCCGTGATGAGATCAAGTGGGCTATGTTCCTGGAGCGCCAGCAGAGAATATTCTGTGATGAGTTTCTCAGGTTGTTCTTGCTCCATTTAGAGTTCAGGGGAATAAAGAAAGAGTATAACCTGGACTATAACAGTATGTCCATTGAAATGAATCCACCATCTAATTACCACGAGTCCATGGAACAGTCATTCATGGAGATGGAATTTGCTAACTATAATGCCATGAAAGATAGCCCTGAGTTTTCCAAATCGTTCCTTATGAGGAAATATTTGAACTGGGATGAGAAGGATTTTGAGGACAATAAGAAAGGCCATGAGTTGGATAAGAGATATTTTCCACAGGCAGAGGAAGCTACTGGTATGAATATGTTTAATGGAGGCCAACCTGGAGCCCAGGAGCCACAAGAGGCTCCTATTGAGGAAGAGCCAACCAGTGAGGTTGTATAAATAGGTTTGTATAAATAAAATTTGGAGGAAACTGTTATGCCGATGGACCAAGAGGTAATCAAATCAGCGTTGGATGATTTCGAGGCCGAGAATTTTGTGGATGCAAAGGATAAGCTTACGGGCCAGATCAAGGTAGCCAAGAACGAGTATGTTAAGGCCAAGCTGGGACTCACAGGTGATGTAATGAACCTGCCTGTGACCAGTGTTACACCACAAGTAAACGAACCGGAGGACATTGATCCGGAAGTAGAGCCTGATCCGGAGCCAGAACCGCCAAAAAGAACACGGAGATCATTAAGGAGGAAATAAGGGAAATGATTATAGACAAGATCGACAATTACCTAAACGAGATGGATGCAGCTGGAGATGATACCACAATCCAGCCGGCGGAATATTCCAGCCTGGTAACCGGAATCAAGAGGATTCAGTACAGGTTCAATAAGGCCACCACGCCTAAGAAATATGCTGATTGTTTTGAGCTGGTAAGCAAGTTGGCAAACAAGTTCCCATTGAAGTCCAAGATCATATGGGGAGTAGTAGCAGATGCTTACACCACCAGGTTTGGATCGACGGTAGAAGCTGTACCAACTGAGTAAGAGGAGTAAATCATGAAGTTAATCACTGAGGATAGGTTCGATGTCAAATGGCACGAACCGGAGGGCTCCGGTAATGTATTCATTGAGGGTGTATTTTCATCCGCCGATATAATGAATGAGAACGGCCGGAGATATAAGCGGGCCATATTGGACCGTGAGATCAACAAGTATATGGCCGCCGTAGAAGGCAAGTGCGCTTGGGGGGAACTTGGTCACCCGGAAAAACCAACAATCAATCCGGATAGAATCGCTATACTCATTGAGAGCCTCAATTGGGTTAATAATGATGTTCACGGAAAGGCAAAAGTTCTCGATACACCTATGGGTAATATAACCAAAACACTTATTAGGGAAGGTAAGGTTGGTATATCGTCCAGAGGACTTGGTACAGTCAATGAAACCGATAGCTATGTGAATGATGACTTCAACCTCCTGTGTTGGGATGTGGTACTTGGGCCATCAAATCCTCCTTCATGGATGAAAGGAATATACGAGGGCGCGGAGTTTAACGTACCAATTGTAGAGCCGGTAATTGATCCGGCGATTAGGTTAAAAGAGGCAAAGTCAGCCTATTACAAGCATGTATGGCAAGTACTGGAAAACATAGGGAGGAACATATGATAACCAATAAGATTGATAGGTACCTGAATGAAGGCCCTAGTAGAATTTCACCAGAAGAAATAACAACAGATGTGGCTCGTACACTGGCATTATTGAAAATTTTTATGGAGCACACAAGCAAATATCCTAAAGATTTCAATGAAGTGGATAGATTATATGCTAGAATCAGAAAAGATTTGATCACTTTTAACAATATGGTAGAAGAATGGTGATTACAATCTAATTCATGGGTAGAGGAGAGGAACATATAATAACCAATAAAATCGATAGGTACCTTAATGAGGCCAAAGCTTCTCCACTTAGTATGAAATATTCAGGTCATACAAAAAAGGCAGTTGCAAAACTTATAGCCTCGATAGCCAAGCCAAAAGATTTCAATGCTGCTCTGGATGATGTATTGGAAAACGCTTACCGGGATGGATATGATAAAGGATGGGCTGAGGCTGATATGGGTGACTATTTATAATGGACCTATACCAAAAGGACTACATAGCGGATGTCAAACACCAGGTTAGTGAAGGCAATAGTCCCCACCAGATGTCCGGTGAAACATACGCTTACCTGGAAAAGCTGTTTGACTTCATGTGCCACATGGATCCTGGTCATAAGCTTTTCAAGAATGTTGACGACCTGTATATGAGGCTCAAGAAGGACCTATTAGCTTTTGAAAAGGTGATTAGTAAACTATGACAATTTGATTCAACAGGAGCACACATGACCGGTCTACTTGACCAATATAAGAAGGACCAAAAGTTCCTAAAAATGATCAAGCAGATGAGTATAAGTGCGGACCTCATTGAGGATATAATGACCCAAATGAACAAAGAGTATCCACCACCAGACGACAGTGTATATGATTTCAACCTACAGGAAAAGAAGCTCCGCATTATAAAGAAAAAGTAGAACCGGTCAACATAAGGAGATATAACATGGACCTATATGATAAAGATTATATGATGGATGTAAAACATGGTGCCGTAATCACCGAGGCCAAAGTCACAGAGGATGAGGTCCGGCTTGCCATAGAAAAGATACTTGATGACCGGAAATCATATAACACATCACTCAATTATGCTGTAAATTATTGCAAGGCAGCCTTAGGCATGACCGGACATGAGCTGGCCGTGCAATGCCTGTATATCTTGAATAACCTGTCATCATGGCGGCACCCAGACGCCAAGGATGTCAGAGCCACACTGAAGGCTTTTGCCAAATCCTAGTCTTACCCCATAAGGCTAAAACTTCATTCCAAGTTGTTCCATACGCACCTGTATAAATAACAATGTAGAAACGATAAAAGGTGCACCTTCTATGCCATTGGTAACCACCAATCGATAACCAAGATTGCAATTATCATAAGGCAATGACTTTCTATAAGGTTGGGGCGCAGCCGATAAAAAAGAGCCCGTTACGTTTCGGCTAACGGACACGTCAGAAATAAGTCCAAATACAACAGGAGGTTGCTCATGAATATAGAAGAGATCAAAAAGATTTTGGGCATCAACACCCTGGACGAGGCCCAGCAGACACTTCTGGTTGAAAAACTGGAAATGCTGATCGATGTGAAGGCCAGGGAACGAGCGGACTCCATAGTGTCTGAGGAAAAAGAGCGGCTTGTTGAGGAGTATGAGACCAAATTTGATGAATACAAGAAGGACATCACTTCCAAGTTCTCAAATTTTGTTGACTCGGTACTCGACGAGGAGCTTCAGATTCCTGAGAGAGTTATGGAATTTGCCAAGAAGGGTGAGCTGTACAATGACCTGATCGAAGATTTCAAAAAGAGATTAGCCATTGATGAGGGAGTTCTCTCGGATGATGTGAAGTCTCTGTTGAAGGAAGCGAAGGATGAAATCCTCAAACTGAAGGATCAGACCAATGAACTCACCTCTAAGAACATGGAGCTTGAAAGCGACGCCAAAGAAATGGCATCACAGCTTTATATTCAGAGGAAGTGTGAGGGTCTCTCCGAAGCCAAGAGGATCAAGGTTGTTGGTCTGCTAGGTGACCTAAGAAGCAAGGCCGAGATTGACAAGAAGTTTGACTTTGTTGTTGACCATGTCATCAAGGAAGATGAAACCCCTGAGATTCCAGCAGGTGAAGCCAAGTCTGATGTAGTCACTTGTAAGACCTGCGGCAAAACCTACTCCGTGAAAGAAGGCGAGGACAATGTGTGCTCGGAATGCGGAGCCAAGGCGGAGGATTTAGTTGCCAGTATCGATCCAGCTGGTAATGGAACCGGTAATGCGGTGGTAGATCCAGAGACTAAGGAACCAGTAGTCGAGGAAGTAAACCCGTTTGACCGGATCAAACAACGGTGGATCACAATTCTGAAAGAGAACAAGATATAAGGAGGAATAGGACATAATGGACCTTAAACAGTTAGTAACCAAATGGACCGAGATTCTCGATGAGGGTGCCCCTATTAAGAATCCTAAGGTCAAAAAGGCTACCGCGCTCATGCTGGAGAATGAGTTCAATTACCTGAATGAAGCCGGTAACTACAGCGTAATTGGTCGTAATGCGCCCAATACATACGCAACCTCTGGTGATTTCCACCAGATCGCCATCCCAATGGTACGCAGAACCTTCCCTGAGTTGGTAGCTCATGAGATCGTTGGCGTTCAGCCTATGACAGGGCCCGTTGGTCTGGCATTCGCCCTCCGTTTCCGGTCGGGTAACACCTATACCCGTCAGGCTCTTCCGTATGGCTCAACCACGCCTACGTATAACGATGAGCTTGGGTATAACAACATTGACCCATGGTACTCTGGTGACTCTACGCTTTCAGCTGGTTGGCTGACGTCCGCTGGTGAACTTTTGGGATCCTATGCAACGACCTCCGCTGGTCACCTTGAACAAGGTCTCGGTATCGGTACGTATGCACAGATCGCAGAAGTCAACATGACAGTGGAAAAAGCGCAGGTAGAAGCCAAGACCCGTAAGTTACGTAGCCGTTGGTCTCTGGAAGTTGCTCAGGACCTGAAAGCCATGCACGGGCTTGACCTGGAAGAAGAAATGATGGACATGCTGGCATACGAAATCACTGCCGAAATCGACAGAGAAATCGTCAATGCAGTCAACAGCGCGGCCGTTTCTTCATCCTGGGACTATGCAAGCTCCACTCAGGCCGATGGTCGGTGGCAGGTTGAAAAGTTCCGGACCCTATACAGTATGATCGTGCGTAAGGCCAACCTTATCGCCATCAATACCCGTCGGGGCGCTGGTAACTTTGTTATCTGCTCACCAATGACAGTAGCAGCCCTGGAAAGCCTCTCCTCGTTCATCCTTGCTCCGGTTCCTGGTGAGATAAACTCACTGGTCTCCGGTGTATCCAAAGTTGGTAGCCTTGATGGCCGTATCTCCGTATACCGGGATACATTCGCCACCAGTGACTACGCAACGGTTGGGTATAAGGGACCTAGCGAATATGATGCAGGAATTATCTTCCTGCCTTATGTAAGCCTGATGGTCAGCAAGACCGTGTTCGAGCAGAGCTTCCAGCCTACCGTTGGGTTGCTTAGCCGATATGCAATCCATAGCTCGATCTTCGGCAGCAACAATTACTACCAACGTGTGGCGGTGGTCAACCTACCGGCGTAAGTTGGTAGTATAATCCAAAAGAGTTTTATAAAACACCCTGGTGAAGAAATTTACCAGGGTGTTTCTTTTTGGTTTACATCCAATCCACTTCATGTTATACTATAAGAAAAGTGAAGGAGTTATGACATGGGATACACAACGGAATTTACCGGGAGACTCAATTTTAAGGAACATATTGACGCGGAAACGAAAAAACTCATTGATGGACTCGAAAACACCCGAAGGATGAAACGTAATGTTGGACCTGAGTATGGTATCGAAGGAGAGTTCTACATTTCTGGTACAGGTTTTCATGGTGATAATAGAGAACCAAATATCATCGATTACAATGAACCGCCATCTACACAACCAAGTTTATGGTTGAAGTGGCGTATTACAGAGGATTGTAAGGGCATCGAATGGGATGGCCGTGAGAAATTCAAAGGATACATTGAATGGCTATCATATCTAAGAGACAAGATACTGGTACCCCGCGGAATAAGGTTTGCCTATGGCCAAATTTTCTGGCAAGGTGAGAATCCGGATGACGTTGGTGTTATATCATCGTCTGACTATGATGATAGGATTCACGTTCGGCACTTGGAAGCAACATGTAAGTGTGTGTTATAATGCCCGCATACCTAACCCAGCCCGTCCTTCACGATCTTCTTAGGTTCATCTATCCTGATTCATCATGGGTGATAGATAAACCAGTACCAGGTTCCTTACATAAAACTCTCCGGCCCGATTACAGGTGTGATGATTTGAAGATGATCGTGGAGTTTGATGGTTACGGCCATTTCTATAATAGTGACACAATCGTTCGTGATAGGTTGAAGGATACATGTTACCTGACTATGGGATATAAGGTGGTACGAATCCCATACTTCATCCAACCAAGCACAATCACTTTGAAACTATGGTTTGATGTGGACATCGAATACCAACAACGATTTCCTCATGGCTTCATAGATAAAAAGTCATACTTACCAGCAAATTACTGTTGGTTGGGTATAGGTCGATTTACGGAAGTCTTAAACCATCATGAGCCGATTAAGGCTAAAATCATTGAATCACTGAAGGTATGGTTGGCAAAGAAACCTATCGCTATGGTCCTACCTGAACCCCTGTATTACCTATTCGATCAAAGTTTACAATCCCCCACCCCAATGCTATAATGACCAAAAATCTTATGGAGGTATGAGGTATGAAGCGTTTGGTAGTATTAGTAGCAATGATCTTCTTGTTTGTCTCGGTTGGTTTCACGGCCGATAAGCCAGCGGTTGCTCCGGTAACCCCCGCTCCTGTTGTAACCAAAGCCGAACCAGTCAAGGCGGAAAAGAAGGTGGTCAAAAAGGCCAAGGCGAAGGCAAAGAAGGCCAAGGCAACCAAAAAGGCTGAGGAACCCAAAAAGGCCATTGGGCCGGTAAAGAAGTAGGATTGGAGAAAGGTGGGCGCGTAAGCGTGAGGCGTAAAGCCGGAATAAAGGCGGCCGACTGAAAAGCGCGAAGTATTTTCGGCACAAACCGGACCCACCTATTACCATTATGAACATAGTGGAATATAAAGACTGGCGACGAGCCGAACGCATAAAAGGTGATACGCCCTGTCCAAACACAGAGGACGGAATACATAATCTCACAATGGACGGTGAGACGTGTTCCGGTAACACCTGGTATGTTTGCCTGGCCTGTGGCCTAAAGTTCTTTAGGGGCTAGCGTTTACCAGTTTCTCCACATTTAATATCACACGAGACACATTTACCAGTGGCACAGCAAACCTTGCCAGGAATCTCTTTGGCCATCTGTGCCACCTCTTTCTTACTATACATTTTGAACCCATACTTCTTGAGACCACGGCCATGGTTGAACGTGTATACATCAACGTCCTGCATAATTTCATGTTTTAGGTCCTCCGGTTTGAGGATAACTGTCCGGATCATCACATTACCATATTTCTTCTTGAGGGCCTTGGCGGTCTCATGGTTCATACCATCACCGATGGTATCCACGGATACATGGATTACATTCATGGCCGGATGGTTGGCATATTTTTCCACAAACTCAGGAACCTTAGTGATGACTTTAACCTTTAGGCCTACCTTATGGGCATCATCTAGGAATGCTTTTATGTCTTTATCGTGCTCCGGCATATAATCACCAAAAGAGAACAGCCTGATGCCGCCCATACCATTCAAGAGGCGGATCTTATCTTTATCATATCTAAGTAACTCATGTTTATATGGGGTGTGCTCTATGACCTTCTTGGCATTGAAGTTCATATTCCTCGCAACCTCCACATAACAATAAGCGCAACTACGCCCCTCTCTCCTTTTAGGACAGTTGGTGGTAAAGTCAACTGATCGGATGGTTTTTATGTTTGGTGATATAGACCCGGCTTCCATTAGCGGGCAGTAATCCTCATTGTTTAGGTATTCAAGTAGGCGCATTTACATCTCCTCATATGTGTGATACCCTATTTATAGACAGTTGGACCTACTAAATAGGTTATCAATGCTGTGTAAGGATATATCATGTTGGATTTGGATAATTTACTAAAAGAGTTCGACATTCCGCAAGCCTCCGTAATAGACACCGAGGTCATTGAGGTACCACCTGCCGACCTGGCCCTCAAGCCAACGGATATAAGTGAACCCGATAAAATAATCTCCGATACAGTTTCCAAAGCTAATGCCATACTCGACCACCTTATGCGCGTTATATCGAGTGGGGAATATGCTCCGCAGTTCCTACCAAGGATGGTGGAGGTGGCCTCTGGTATACTAGCGGTGATCAACGATTCCACAAGCCAGCTCTATAATAAGCACTTTGAAATTGCTAACCTAAAACTCAAAATCCAAGCACTCCAGCTCAAGGAGAGACAGCTTGGTATCATTGAAAAGACAGGTGGAGTAGGAGACCGGAACATAATTATTTCTGACAGGGAAACCATACTCCGGATGCTGAAGGACGAAGAACCAAGGCAAATAGATTTACAACCTAAGGCTGTTGATGTATGATATGGCACACAAACTAAAAAGGAGACCAACGTGAACGACAACCTGGATTTCAAGCAAATCATTCTGGAACAGAGAAAGGCAGTAGACAACACACTATGGACAGGCACCATGATCGAATACCTTGGTTTGGTAAAAGACAATCCTGGTATAGCCTGTACAGCACCTGAACGCATTTACAACATGATTATGGCCTATGGTACCGAAGCCCTGCCTGACACCTGCAAGACATTGGGCTATGAGGACATTGTTCGGTACAAGTTTTTTGACAATAGGATATATGGTACCTATGAACCGGTGCATGACATCATGAGGTTCCTGAAAGCAGCTGCCAGGCGGACAGAGACCGGCAAGCGTATCCTTATTCTTGTGGGACCAGTATCCTCTGGTAAGTCAACACTGGCATCACTTATCAAGAAAGGGCTGGAGGCAGATAAGACCCCTAAGTATGTAATCAAGGGGTGCCCGTTGCATGAGGAACCACTGCACCTTATACCCAATGCAGACCGGCCCAAGTGGCAAGAGATGCTGGGTCTAAAGATAGAGGGACACCTTTGTCCACAGTGCCTCTTTACTGTTGAGAATGAGTATAAGGGTATGGATGGCCATATCCGGTGGGAAGATGTACCGGTGGAGCAAGTCCGGTTCAGTGAACAGAAGCGGTTGGGAATTGGAACCTTTCAGCCAGCGGACCCAAAAAGTCAAGATGTATCGGAACTTATTGGCCGGGTTAACTTGGCCAAGATTTCCAGGTTTGGTGAAACGGACCCACGGGCCTATCAGTTTGATGGGGAGCTGGAGGTAGGGAACGGTGGTATATTGGAATCGATTGAGCTTTTAAAGTGTGTTACAGGTGATACATTGGTGGTAACAGAAAATGGTGTTTTCTGTATAGCCGATATAACCGGAAACACAAAGGTATATGATGGATCGAATACAGTGGAATCTATCACCACCGTAGACCAAGGTGAGAAAGAAATCATGGAGCTAGTAACCGGTAAGGGTTATAGACTCAAAGGATCAAAAGATCATAGAATCCAGGTTGTTAGGTTTGGAAAACTCGATTGGGTTGCCTTACAGGATATAAGATCGGACGATTTTATACCGATTCAAAGGCTCGACAATTATGATAGTGAAACGTTTGTCGAATATCCGGAGAAACTATTACACTATCAACGTTCCAATCATCGTTCCCATAATCAGGACTACGTTTACCGGAAAAACGTTGATATGGATGAAGCTGTCCGGCTCTATAAAAGCGGTATGACAATGAAAGAGGTCGCCAAAGCCGTTGGTTGCAGTGTGGGTCGATTATACAACAGGGATATTATGTCATTATTGGGCGACTCTGTAAGGTTGCCCCGTGTTGTTCGTCTTCCGAAATATGTCGATGAGGATATGGGAAGACTAATGGGTTACTTGATTTCCGAAGGCTCTTTCCATGGTAATGGATTTTCCATTGCCAACATGGACCGTGATATCAGAAATGATGTAAAACGTCTTACCGAGAACATGGGGTTACGTTATGCATGTGATAAAACTAACAGCTATCTCACATCCACCCATCTCAAAAAAATCATAATGTGGCTTGGATTTGATTTCCATCACGCGAGCGAGAAGGTTATACCATGGTCTATACTGCGGTCTCCTAAGAAGGTGGTAGCATCGTTCCTGTCCGCATATTTTACAGGTGATGGTACTGTTACATGTGATCGTGTAGGATGTTGCTCCGCGTCACAGGAACTTACACACCAAATACAGTTCATGCTGCTAAAATTTGGAATTATCTGCAAAATATCAAAGGTGTACAATAAGGAGTACGATAGGTATTACTATCACTTGAATATCACCGGGGCAGATGTGGTACTATTTCGGAAACACATTGGATTCACATGCCGGGTGAAACAGTCAAAGTTGGACAAAATCAGTGATGAGATTCAATACCAGGAACGTTCCTATAAACATGTGTTCCCCTTGTACGGAAACATGGAGGAGGCATATAGAAGAGCGGTGAAGTCCGGATTCACTATCAAGTACAACCTATGTGATGTTGATAAAGGCTCTTTCAGGAACGCAATATCCAATGGGCATGTGTCCTATAACCTTGCCGAAAATGTCATAAGGTCACTGGAAAATTTTACCGATGTAACGGAACTGTGGGACCTATACAGCCTGGACTATTTCTATGATACCGTTGAGTCCATTACATCTTTGCCAAAGGAAAGGGTCTATGACCTGGTAATTAACTCTGACCGTCATGCTTACTGTGGTAACGGTTTTATAAACCATAACTGTGACACCAAGCTTCTATATGTATTCATTACAGTGGCACAGGAGCAGGTTATCAAGACACCGGGCTTTCCCCATATCTATGTGGATGAACTGATACTTAGTCACACAAATTCCAATGAGTTTGACTCTTTCAAGGCTGACAAAAAGAATGAGGCCCTGCATGACCGGATGTACCCCATCCAGGTGCCTTGGAATGTGGTGGTAAATGATGAAATCAAGATTTATGAAAAGATGATCCGGGAGTCCGATTTCAAAGGCATCCATATCGCTCCGCATACATTACGGATCGCGGCACAGTTTGCCGTGCTTACCAGGCTTACACCTTCCACTAAGGTTCCATCCCTGTTGGAAAAAATGAGAATTTATAACGGTGAAGTTACGGAAGAAATGAGGAAGGCTGAGCTGGATGTTAAGACTCTGCGACAGGAAGGCCGGGCCGCCGGAGAGGGTATGACCGGCATTTCACCCAGGTTCATCATCAATGCATTGAATGTCGCTCTGGGTATGAAAGAGGACAAGAAGTGTGTCAACCCGATTGATATTATCCGGAGCCTACGGGAAAACTTTAGCCATCAGATCGGCATCACGGATGAATTGCAGAAGAAATACATTGAAATCATGCTCCTGGGTGAGAAGGATTCAGTGGCCTACGAGTATAAGCAGATCGCCAAGAAGGAGGTTAATATGGCCTTCCTGGTCGCTTATGAGGAGCAGGCCCAGTCTCTATTTGAGAACTATGTAATGAATGCCAAGGCGTTTTGCAAGAATGAGAAGGTGTTGGACAGTATCCTTGGCGAATATAGTGATCCTGATGAAAAACTTATGAGGTCTATTGAGGAGATCATTGGGGTGCCTATAAACTCACGGAAAGAGTTCCGGAACAACATCTTCGTGTATAAGAGCACCCTGCTGGAGCAAGGTAGGCCCTTCACATTCAATGATTATGCTCCGCTCAAGGAGGCCATTGAGAAGAAGCTCATTTCTGACCTAAAGAACGTGGTCTCATTGACCATTGCAGATAAGACGGCTGTGGCCAATGAGAAAAGCAAGAAGCGTAGGACAGATGCCTTGGCCAAGCTGGCAGAACACGGTTACTGTGACCAGTGTGGAGAGCAGCTCCTAAGCTTCGTCGGAGAATTGCTTAGGAAAACTGATTGATCCATATACAAAAATGGAAACATCATACTTTGCTAAATCCGGTAACAATGTAAACGCGGTATCAATAGCCCTATATACCCCTAAATGGTTTACAGGGAAACAATACAAAACATTGGCACCGCCAAAACATTTATTAGACCTGTATAAGGTAGGTAAGATTGGTGAAGAAGCCTATGATGAAATATACCATCGGCGTGTGTTATGGTTTCTAAGGCCACAAAATATATTGGAAGAGCTTGGCAATGATGCCATACTGCTGTGCTATGAGAAGCCAGAAAAATTCTGCCACCGGCATATAGTGGCCAACTGGCTTATGAAACACACAGGTATAATGGTGGAGGAGGTAGTGTAATATGTTTGAGGATCTAATTGGAAGTAAAGTGGGTGTCAAACTCAATGAGAATGTAGACTCGGATACAAATCCAGTATACTGTGCCGCATGGACAAAATCTGTAGAAGAAGATTTGACTAAGGTGGAAGCGGAAGTTCGGGCCGAATTGATCGCAGTGAAGTCCAAGGATCCCCTTGCTTGGTCGGAACTCACTTTATCTGATTGGAAACCGATGGCAAATTTAGATAGGCTTAACGAAACCATTGTTGATATACTTGAGAAACACACCTTTGAACCAAATGATAGAATCACCCAGCAATCTATAGCCAATGAAATCAAGGAATATACTAATAAGCTCGGTAATCAACACCCACCTGTGTCCGGAGACAACTATAACTTAGGTTCTGTAGGTATTGGCGACGGATCCATGTCCTTTAGTGATGGTATACGTAAGGAATATACCAATAAGCTCGGTAATCAACACCCACCTGTGTCCGGAGACAACTATAACTTAGGTTCTGTAGGTATTGGCGACGGATCCATGTCCTTTAGTGATGGTATACGTGACGTACTGTGTTTCAATGCATCTGCTAGCATGTGTGGTACAGTATCCCCGGAACAGAAGCTTTATATTACAGGCGCAACGATACACATTATGGCTGTTAGCCCGGTGGATGCTCTAATTACGGCTCTAAGGTCCGATCCAGACTACTACCGGCCTTGGCGGGATAACATCTCTATGGCCTTTCAGGATGAGTACACAAAGCACCATAATTTACCATGTATCAAAAACATTGCCGATAGAGCTGCCGAATATTTCCTAAACCAACTCATCGGCCGTATACCGGATCACCTTTCGGATAAGGAATCTCCGGATATAAACTGCGGAGCACATGCGGTCGTGGGATATGTGGACACAAAGTAGGAGGACATTATGTTTGAGGACCTAATTAGCGGTAGCACGACCCCGGTGGCTCCACCTAAACCGGATCATGGTGACCTAACCCATACTATCCATGGCCACCGGACCCCAAATTCCAAGGTTATTGATGTGGTCTTTAGGGGTATTACATTCCAGTGTGATGCCGATGATAGAGAAGGTGCCATCAGAACCTTGGAACTTGTATTACGGGATATACTGATGAACTGCGTCGAGGTGGATTACATAGTCAGCCATCACCCAGTGGACATTGTAATCACGTGAAACCAACGTGGGACCAATATTTCCTGGGTATGGCAGACTATGTGGCGACGCGGTCCAGTTGCCTCCGGCGCCAGGTTGGAGCTGTATTGGTCAAGGATCACAGGATACTGACCACCGGCTATAATGGACTACCAAATGGACTGGAACATTGCACCAGTGAGACCTGCGTGAGAATCACATCCAACATACCACACGGCGGGAGGTTGGACCTGTGTGATGCTGTCCATGCAGAACAGAACGCCATCATACAAGGGGCCTACATTGGCGTATCGGTTGCCGGTTCCACAATGTACACACAAGGCCTACCCTGTAGGCAGTGCACCAAGATAATACTCAATGCCGGCATACACCAGATAATATTCCGGAACTCTGGTTATGATGACTCAATGGAGCTGTTCAGACAAAGACCGGATGTAAAGCTCTGGATGTATAAAGGTGGTAAGACAAGGAGTTTCCATGTTTGAGGACATAATCAAGGCTAATAAACATATGCCGATATTCGACACCAGCTCAATACCCATCTCAGGCGCCATACTAACACTCAGCAATATGATCTATCCAAAAAATCTCACTCTGACAGGAAGCAACGGTAAGACAGTGGAATTCAATGCTGTGGATAACAGTGTTAGTCTGGATGAGTTTTTGAACAACCTCATAGAAGCTTTCCTAGCCATAGTGAACACCAAAAGCTTGGACCACTTCACTAAGAACGACATAAAGGTTAGCATCGGCCCATGAAGCACGTCATATCCTTCTCCGTGTATGGAGACCACCCAAAATATACAGTAGGAATGCTTAGGAACATTGAGCTGGCTGACATCATATACCATGGGTGGCTGGTTTACATATACCATGATTCCAGCGTTCCCAAGGAACACATTGAGCTATATAACCAATTTGGCTATGTAAAGACGGTGGACATGACTGGTAGTGAAGTTCCTGGCATGTTCTGGCGATTCCTGGTAGAAGATGAGGTGTTTATTTCACGGGACGCCGATAGCCGGCTTAGTCTCAGGGAGAAATATGCCGTGGATGAATGGCTGTACTCTGGTAAACGTTTCCATGTGTGTAGGGATCATCCGGCACACAACCCCATTGCTGTTCCGGGCGGTATGTGGGGTTTACGACGCATACACCCCGGCCAGAATATAAACATGGACATGACCATACGTACCTGGCTCAAGAATAACACTGGTACAGATGCATATGGTCAAGACCAATTGTTCCTACGTGGGCTATATGCCTACCATAAAGAACAAAAAGACATAATGGTGCATGACAGTATTGGTCAATATGGAGATGAAAGTTTACCATTTCCTGTTAGACTGGACAAAAAGTATCATTTTGTTGGTGAAGTTTGGGATGAAAATGACAATAGGAGACAAGACCACATAAAAGATTGGACAAATAATAAGAATATGGAGAGATTCCGATGATTATGGTACGTGAATTATTTATGAATCCCAAACTTGGACCATGCGGCGCAGTACGTGGTTGTATTATATATCCTATTGGATATATTGAAAATTTTGATGAATTCAAAAAAATAGCCTTAGAAATTATTGATAGGTTTGATTTACCAGAACATGAAGGCGGAAACGACATATTTGGATTGGAATTTAATGAAACTTCCTAATCAATCCTATGTAAATTTATCTAAAATAAGCCTTTATCCTATTA